CGGTTTCACCTTGTGGACCTGTTGCTCCAGTCTCACCTGTGTCACCTTTATCGCCTTTAAGACCTTGAGGACCAGCAGGACCCTGAGGCCCTGCTATTCCATAATTTATTTCATAAACATTGGGAGTTGTAAGTTCTATTTCCATATCTACCACTCCTTATTAATAATTGATTTGCCTATATATGCTTGTATTGTTGGTGAATAAGAAATCTGATTTGTTTCTTTAACACCTATCTGTATATCAGCATAATTATCTTCTATAGCTATTGTCTCTTTTTGTGTTAATGGGTAACGTCACTCACTAGATACTGTATCAAATGTAAGCTCACTTTTGCTATATGTTTTTAATACTGCACCAATCTGTATTCTTACATCTTGTACATTTGAAGGTGTAATATATACTCCATCTTTTTTTATCTTAAATAGCAACATATATTGGTCGCCCTGTTGAATGATAAGCATATTTATTACTCCTTATTTAAGTAATACTCTTGCAATGTGGTCATTTACAATTTCTAATACTTTAATATTTGTATTAACATTAGACTTAATAGCTATACCATCATTTGCTGTTATATAATCATCGGCAGCAAGTTGTCCTGAATACTTAACATATATCTTGCCAAGTAATCCTACTGGGTACCATTCTTGTCTTTGACTTCTTGGTATATAAGTCTGAGTTGGGTCAAAGTCTGGTGAAACCTTCTTAGTATGTATATGTTCTACCCATTCATTTTCAGTTCCTTCTTCATGAACTACATCATAGTCTTCATATACATATCTACCAAGTTCATCTTTAACATATTTGCCAGACCAGTTCATTTCTTCAGCATCACCAATAACACCTTTAGTACCAGTTGTAATTCCTAATATATCATCAGATTCATTAGCAAATACAATCTTGCCTTGCTTTAATGTAACAAGCATACCCATTCTATCTTCATCTTCTGGGTTTCCATCTTCAAATTCAAAGTATTCACAATAGTCTGCACCTGTTGGTGTTACTGTTCCAGCTGCTACTACATTGCCAGACCAGTCTACTGTAAATGCATTGCTTCTTGCATTAGTATCTGTTCCATTACCAATTATATAAGCATAAGTTCCAGTTCCAGAAGAATCTGCTACATTAAATTTGCCTGCAGCGTGTTGATAATTAGAAATTGCTTGAGTACAATAACCTTCAGCATGCGAGCCTTTACCATTTGCAGATAAAGAACCTGTACCACTAGAACCTGATTTATCTGCATATCCTTCTGCATGTGCCCCATTAGCATTAGCTTGAATAGCTCAGTCATAAGCAGCATATCCTTCTGCATGTGCACCATTTGGATAATAGCCATTTAGCATAGCTGTTTGAATTGAACAGTCACTGCCACCATAGCCATTTACTAAGTTACCACTACCACCACTTATTTGAAGAGGATTATAGGAATAGGCGGATGCATGACCCATTATTACATTACCAGCTCCAGCACAATTCATTTTATTAATGTTATTGCCTATTTTTAAAGCTGTACTATTACCTGCAGCAATTCTATCATTTAAATTCCAGCTAACAGTTCCACTTGATTCTGTTAAGCCATTAGTAAATGTATATGAACTTCCACCACCTGCATTAGCCCATTCAGTTCCAGTTCCTTCAGCATTTACTGCTAATACTTTATTTGCATCGCCTTGGTTATAACTTGGAACTGGATTAGTTACATATATTTCGTGACTTTGATTTTCATCAAGTGTAACACCATCATAGTTAAAACCTACTTTTACACCTTCTTCTGTATTATATGTAGTTACAGTTCCATCAAGTGGTAATACATAACCACCAAATGCAATTAATTTGCCAGAACCTAACTTATTGAGAGTAAAGAATTTTGTCTGTGTAAAATCATAATTTCCTTGTGGTGCCGGGCAAGCGGCTTTAAGCTGTACATATATACCTCTAGGTTCTTGACCATCTGGAACAAATACATATTTTATCTTCTTTAATGGTCACGGGTCTGGAAATTGTGCAACATATGAACCTTGACCATTGTCTTGGAAATTTAAATTGCACATATTAGGTATTTGCTGACCTGAACCTTGTGCATCAAACCATCCTGTAACTAAGCTAGTACTTCCTTCACTAATATTATATTGATTCTGTGAAATAGTAACCCAAGTCTCACCATATGCACTTAAATCATGCATATTAGATGGTTCTTCGTGATATACAATGCTATCAGATGTTGGAATATTTAAAGCAATCTGACCATTATTAGTAGTAATTGTTGAGTGGTCTATAAATGCGTCTGGCAATATTACAGCTTCACCCTCTTGGTTAAATATGATTCCATTTCCATTATTTAATTCAAGTGAATTATTATTATCAGGATTTATCCATAAACCACTACCATATTTAACATCAATTTCATTATTAGTAATATCAATAGCATCACCGGCTGTTAAAGTCTTTTGAAGACCTAAATCAGCAGCAGTTTTATTTCCTACTAAAGATACACTTTCAATTTGTGGTTTATTAGATAATGCTGTATAGTCAGTAGTACCTGAGCCACCACCTGAATGACCTGCAGCTAAGATTAATGCTGCAGCACTAAGTCCGTTATTTGCCATATTAAGCACCTACTTTCGCCCAGGTTGCACCTAATACATAAACGTCACCATTAGCAAGATATGCTAATGAACCTTTAGATAATGTTAAGGCCTTACCATTTTGAATTAATGTAGGACCTAAGTCTGTACTTGCATCAGCATATGCTAATACTACAGCTTTGTCGTTCTCTCATTTAAGAACATCAATTAATTTAAACATTTTTTACTCCTATTTAACTACTGCCAGAACTGTACATCTACAATTACTATGAAGTGGTGGGTAATTAACACCAACCTGCATATCTTTCATATTAAATTTAATTCCGTCTAAAGCGCCGCATACTTCACAGGTGCGTTCATCTCTACCAGTTAAGTATATGTATTGCTCAATTCCAGCTTCTTCATATTTATCAAATGTTGATTTATTGTATATATAACTAAGTTCAGTTCTTGCTAGTCTATTTGCATTATTGTAGCCTGAGCCCATATCTTGCATTATAGTTTTTACTAGTTTTTCATGACTTGCACCAGTTGCTAAACAATCAACCATACCATTTGTAAGCGATTGTAATAATTGCTTTTTATGTATTCAAATTCTATCTGACCATTTCTTACCGTCTGAACATCATACTGTTTTAATTGCTTCTTTTACTAAATCAGGATTTACTTCAGTTCCAAGTCCAAACTGTTCACCTATTAGCTTAGAATTCTGCACATATAAGTTTTTTAATCTACTATTAAAAATAACCTTTTCTTTAGAACCTAAAGCATCTAATTCAGTATTAAGTTTTTCAACCATATCATAGTATCTGTTAAATTTATATAAGTCAGAAACTAATGCTTGTTCTGTACCAGCTTCGCGCTTTATCTTGTCATAAAGCCTATACATATAATCTTCTACTTCTTTTTCAGTACGAACATATTGGTACTTTAATTGTTTCTGTGCTTTTTTAATTTCATCATCTACTAGTGCTTCACGTTCTAGCAAATTGCGGTCATTTCAATAATTACTCATTTAAATCTTCTTCTGTATTGAAACTAGTATTTTGATATAGTTCCATATTTGCTGCCTTCTGTTCATTTACAGCTTCCAATTCAGCATCGACATCAGACACAAATGGCAATAATGTTAATAAAGTGCGGTCGCTTACTAAACCTCTTAATTGATTTACTAACTGAACTGTATCTGCTAAATCTGTAGGTAAGTTTCTTGTAAATGTAATATTTACTTCTCTTCAAATTGCTTCTTCACTTGTTAAATTAAGAATTGCACTTATAAGTTCTATTCTTCTTTGTAATGCTTTTCTCATATTAGACTCAATAGTAGAAGCTGTATTTTCAAAGCCTACTAATTTATATCTAATAGCAACGCCTGACTGTGCCATAAACTTCTCATCTGTAAAATCCGGACAGTTAGCAATCTTATGTATATTATCTTTAAAGTTATTAAGCAGATTTGTAACTTGAACATCATTAATATTCTTAGTAAGATATTCCGCCGAACAATCAGCATCCATCATTAAGACTCTATTCTGCTTCATTGCTACTAAATCTTCTGCATCTGCTGTTAAACCCTTTAATACTAAATAAGCATCTGCAAATGCATCAAAGTCATCTACACTTCCACTTAATACATTGTTATAAGCGTCCTGTAAGGTCAAAATCTGGTCAAATATGGAGTTTTCATCCTTGTTTAGACTAAATACTGTAACAGGGCATTGACCATAGAAATGGGCTTCTTCTCCTAAGAACCAAAATGACATAAAGCCTGCATTACTTCTATATTTTCTAACTGTGTTAGGTCCATATACTTCTACAAAATATATAGGTTGATTATTAGCATCAAGTTCTTCCTGCCAGAATCTAATTACATACTGCAAATCTGCATTTAAATCATTTGCATATACCGGAATACAATTTTGTGGGTCAAGTGTTCTGAATCTTTGCTGACCATCTTCCTGAACATAGTTAAGTTCAAAACTGCGCCCATAAATTAAAGCATTAGTAAGCAGTTCTGAATCTTCGTGTATATAGTCGTTATATTTCAGTATGTCTAGCACGTCATCAAAGTTGTCATTTTCATACTGAACAGGAATTCCTGTTAAATAGCCAGAATATGAATCTACTATGTATTTTGTAAAGTTAGTAATAATCTTATTACATGGCTTGCCTATATCAGATGCTTTCTTCTGTAATATTGGCTGTTTACCATCATAATAATTCTTTCATTTTTTTAATACAGGAAGGTCTTTACCTTGGAACTTCATCAGCATATCTCTTAATATTACTTCTGACATTTCCTTACCACGTTCTATTAAATATGTTTCCATTGAATCTCCTTATAAACCTAATAAAGATTTATTCATTGTTTGTAATTTATGTTTATCTAAACACTGTAAACTATAACGTAATGCGTCAAGTGTGTGATTAAAGTCATCAATTGGTTTGTTTATATATTCATTAGTAGTTCTATCCTTCTGCCAACTATAATTCTCAAGTTCTGTTATAGTTTCAGTGCAGCTTGGACTCACTATTATTTCATAT